CCTTCTGACATAGAAGGACCAACTAAAAATTTTGGATGTGGCGGAATAGGTTCTGGAGTATGTAATGCTCTTAATGGTAGAGGAAACGGTGGAAACAATTGCGCGGCTACAGCTAACCAAGGTGGTGGCGGTGGAAGAAGTAATGTAGGTGCAACAGGTGTTGTATATTTAAGATTTCCTTCATCTTGTAAACCAGCAAGTATAGCAATATCTCCAAGTTGTAATACTATTGTAACTGCAGGATCTTGCACAGTTTTGAAATTTATAGTTTCTGGTTGTGTTGCTTTTGAATAGACTCTAGACATACTATATATTTTCCTGTATAAGATTATAAAGAAAGAATATGGAAAACAATTTATTTTGGTTTTGGAAAAATGCAGTAGGTAATAAATTTTGTAATGATGTAATTAAATTTGCTAGCACATTAGAAAAAAAAGAAGCGTCTACTACAGGTCCAAAACACAAACAAGTATTTAGTGATTATAGAAAATCTAAAATTGTTTGGTTAAATGAAAAATGGATATATAAAGAACTATTAAAATTTATTGATATGGGTAATAAAGCTGGTTATAATTTTGATCTTAATCGTGCAGAAGCTATTCAATACACAAGGTATGATTCTAATGGTCATTATGAATGGCATGTAGATCAATTAAACGGACCAATAGAAGATTCGAAACCAGACACAAGAAAACTTTCTTTGTGTTTAAATTTAACTGATCCCAGTGAATATGAGGGTGGAGATTTTTGGGTCTGTAAACCACATCCTTTACCTAAAAATGCAGAAACAATAAAATTAGATTTTATGAAAACTAGAGGCGCGGCAGTAGTTTTTCCTTCTTATGTATTTCATAAAGTAGCACCTGTTACTAAAGGAACAAGACACAGCTTAGTCTGTTGGATGAGAGGTAGCAGATGGCGATAAAATTTGCTGAAGAATTTCCAAAAAAATTAAATAGGGTTGATGTATTTCCCACACCTATCTGGTCTGCTCAAGCACCAGAACATGTAAAACAATTAAATAAATATTCAGATAAATACATCGTTGCTTCAAAGAAACATTTTAAACCAATAATAGATAAAAGAAATAAAGAATATGGAAACAAAAAAGATATGGGTCACGTGTTTCACTCAACAACTCTTATACAAGATGAAAACTTTATGGCTTTTCACCAGTATGTTACTCTTACTTCTAGAAATTTATTAATAGAAATGGGTTACGATTTATCTAAATTTGATGTTACTTTAACAGAAAGCTGGGTGCAAGAGTTTGCTAAAGCGGGAGGTGGACATCACACACTACACTCACATTGGAATGGACACATATCAGGTTTTTATTTTTTGAACTCAAGTGAGTGTACTTCTAAACCTGTGTTTCACGACCCAAGACCAGGCCATGCAATGAACGGCCTACCTTTAAAAAGCACTACTGAAGTTACTTATGGAAGTCCAGAAATACATTATAAAACAAAACCAGGTACATTAATTTTTTTCCCATCATATTTACCACATTTATTTACTGTAGATGTAGGTTACGAACCATTTAGATTCATTCATTGGAATGTACAAGCTATACCTAAACCAAATAAAATAGGTGTATGATAAATATTGAAACATGGTTTCCTACTTTTATTGGTCAAGAAATTTTAGAGGACCATGAAAAAATAGCAAAAAAAATAGTACCTATTTGTAAAAAGATACAAGGTAAAATAAAAAATACAGAAAACAACTGGGTATCAAAACTATATCAAACTTGTCATACTCATAATATTTGTGGCAACAAAAAGTTTGATTATATAAATAAAATTATTTACCAAAAAGTTCATGAGTATATTGCAGCAATAGGTGGTAAAGAAATAATAAATTTTGCTGAAGGCTGGTTTAACGTATATAAGAAATATGATTTCCAAGAATTTCATTGTCATCCCAGTAGGCAGATATCTGTAATCTATGTTTTAAAATCGACAAAAGAAGATCCTAAAATAATATTTGAAAGAAACGAAGGTTTGTACAACCAAGAATCTGATATAGATACTAAAGCTTTAAGTACAAAAGTAAGATATAATTCTGTACAAGGTAACCTATTAATATTTAGATCTTCATTACACCATTGTGTAGAAATGAAACAAGACGATAGTGAAAGAATTTCTTTAGCGTATAATTTTAATTTAAAAAAACAATGAAAGACAAAATAATATTTAAAAGTTTTTTACCTGACATATCTTTTAGCTTAGAAAAAAACAAACCATTAAATTTTTCTTGGTTTAAAAAAGCCTATGAAGACTACAAAAAAACATCTGCATCTATGCATACTGCAAAATGTCCTGGTATAAATAGTATAATTAAAACTGGTTGGATTCAAAAAACTTATCAAGACATTACTATTACAACAAACGGTGATAAACATACTTTTAATTGGAGATCAGATTTTGATCAAAAAAGTTCTAAGTATGGTGATATTATATTTGATTACATTCATTTCCATAATCCAGATCAATTAGATAAGTTTAGACCGATGGATGAAAACACACTTAAAACAGTTATTAAAATACAAAGTCCTTGGGTAGTGTATGTACCTAAAGGTTATAAATTACTTAGTATGCCAGTGGCATACAATGACACAAATGTATTTACTGCTGCAACAGGTTTATTAAATGAGGGACTTCATCACATGAATGTACAGCTATATTGGCATAATTTACACGGTGAAACCTTAGTTAAAAAAAACACACCTTTAGTTCAATATATATTAATTAAAGACATAAAGGTTACTGAAAAATTTGAAATGGCTGGTAATAAAGAAAGAGACTATTTAAAACAATTAGAACATTAGATATGAAAATAACAATTGTAGGTGCAGGTACAGCAGGGTTAGTAACAGCCTTAATTTTAAAACAAAAATTTAATCAAAACATAGACCTTAAAATAATTAAGTCTGATGACATCGGTATTATTGGCGTAGGAGAAGGGAGTACAGAACACTGGATGGACTTTATGAATTGGTGTCAGTTAGATTTTGATGAGGTAGTAAGAGAATGTAATTCAACATTAAAGTCAGGGATTTATTTTAAAGAATGGGGTGATAAAAATTACCTACACGCTTTGCACCCTGATTTAAAACTAGGGCAAGAGCATGTTGGTTATCTACCTTATGTATTAAACAATGGAGTATTTGGTAAAAAATACTTATCTAAAAAAATAGACCCCAATAATCCAAGACCGGTTAATCAATTACACTTTGATACACATAAATTAAATAAATACTTGCAGAAAAAATGCATGGAAAGAAATATAATAATACAAGAAGATACTATTAAAGAAGTAAAATTAAATAAGGACGGTATAGAATCTATAAAAGGTGAGCAACAACACAAAGCCGATTTTTTTATAGATTGTACAGGGTTTAGAAGAATATTAATTAACAAATTTAAAAATAGATGGATTAGTTTTAGTAAATATTTAAAGGTTAAATCTGCAATAGTTTTTCCAACAGAAGACATGTATAACCATAATCCCTATACCACTGCTACTGCTATGAAAGCGGGATGGATGTTTAGTATTCCTGTGTGGGGTAGAACTGGTAACGGTTATATATTTGATAGTGATGTAATTACTAAAGAACAAGCACATAAAGAAGTAGAACAAAAACTACAAAAAGAAGTAGAAATTAAAAAACAAATTAATTTTGATCCTGGATATTTAGAAAAGTCGTGGATAAAAAATTGTTTTGCCGTAGGATTAAGTGCTAACTTTGTAGAGCCATTAGAAGCATCTTCTATTGGCACCTCTATACAACAAGCTCATTTACTTTCACACTATATAGTTAACTACAATCAAAGCACTATAGATAAATTTAATAATACGATGGAAGACATTATGTTAAACATAAGAGATTTTATATGTCTTCATTACATAACACCTAGAAAAGAAATATTTTGGAAAACTCAGATAATGCCTGATTCATTAAAAGATAGATTAGAATTATTTAAAACTAGGTTGCCTATACGAGAGGATTTTTGTAAAAGCCAATACTTTTTGTTTAGAGAGGCACATTATATTGTAGTCATGCATGGTCTAGGATTAATACATCTTGATAAAATAAAAAAACAATATAGTATGCTTAATAATAATTTTAAAGAATTGATACAGATAAAATATGAAGACACATACAGTTATATTCCACACAAGGAATGGTTAAGGAAAGTTAGAAATGAAATTTAAAACACATAAATTTGAAATAATTAGAAACGCACTAGATAAAAATTTAGCTAATTTTTTATTTAATTATTTAAAACTTAGGAAACAAGCATTAGACCATTTGCAAGAAACAAGATATCTTTCGCCTTATGATAAAACGTTTGGCTACTACCAGGATGAACAAATTCCAAACACATATTCTATTTACTCAGACCATGCAATGGAGACATTGTTAATGTTTTTAAAACATACAATTCAAAAACAAACGGGTATTAAATTAATTGAAACGTATTCTTATGCAAGACTTTATAAACACGGAGATGTTTTATTTAGACATAAAGATAGAAGTTCGTGTGCTATATCCGCTACCGTAAATTTAGGTGGAGATCCTTGGCCAATATATTTAAATACTACGAACAAACGTTTTCAAGATGGATTTAAAGTTGATCTAGCTCCTGGGGATTTACTTATATATAGTGGAGATAAAATGGAACATTGGAGAGAAGAGTTTCAAGGCGATATATCTGGTCAAGTATTTTTACACTACAATGAAATAAATTCTAAAAATAAATATGATGGCAGACCCATGTTAGGGTTACCAGAAGATTTTAAAAAATAATGAATATATTCCCAACGACAAGTATAAATAATTTTTTTAAAGAACCAGATAAAATTGTTGAGTATGCAAAAAAACTTAAATATAAAAAATCAAAGACTGGTTCTTATCCAGGAGAAAGAACTGAAAATTTATCTAAAATAAACTACGAACTGTTTAACTCAACAATTTATTCAATATTGTCGATGTACTATGAAGACCTAGAAAGCATTGGTTACTCAGATACTTATTTAGGATTTCATAAAATTAAACCTTATTCAAAGTCTTTAAAAGATATAAAGAATAAAGGTTGGATACATCATGATGGTGTTGCTTTAGGGGGTCTAATATATTTAAATAAAAAAAGTTATCCTGAAAGTGGTACAAATTTATACACACCTAAAAAAGAACCTGTTGAAAATGAAAATGCAATTAAAACTAAACTAGATTTTTATAAAAAAAATAAAATAAACCTAAGCCAATATAAAAAAGAAATGGCTTCTATGGAAAATAAATTTACACAGACTCACACCTTCAATAATATATATAATACTCTGGTAGCTTTTGACGGTTTTCAGTGGCACAGTGTAGATAATATCTATTGTAACCCTAAAGAAGACAGATTGACTTTAGTGTTTTTTATAGGTAAAGTAAAAGCAAGGGATTGTCCTAAATTAAGACTTAATAGGATTCAATTTTTTGATATATAGTTATTTACAACAATAAAAGAATAAGGTATATTTTTATATGGCACAATATTTTACACAATTAGAAAGGCAAGACGCACCATTCGACAACACACAAACAGTGTGGAGAGTCGTACAAGTAGTTGCAGTAGGAGACGATATAGCTACTGCTGATGGTCCACTAAAAGACAACCCAATGCACGTTGATGGAGAAGCCTGGTGTGTTAACTGGTTTAAAGGTGGAACTTGGAAACAAACATTTCAAAATGGTTTAAGAAAAAAATATGCAGGTGTAGGAAATGTATATGACTACGCTAAAGATAAATTTATGGAGCAACAACCTTTTGCGTCATGGAGTTTAGATGGTAGCGATGACTGGCAAGCACCAGTACCATATCCTACAATTGATACATATATGGACAGTGGAAATGAAAGACCTTACGGCGTTTGGTGGGATGAAGACGATCAAATGTGGAAAGGTGTGGATCACCAAACTCCACAAAATACTTATGAGTGGAATCCTGAAACTCTTGCATGGGGTCCAGCAACACCATAATAATTTTTTATGAAAGTTATCGAGAACGCTCTTAGTAAAGCAGTTCAAGAACAGTTAAAAGATTTCGTGTTATCTAAACTTCCTTGGTATTATTTAAATAATATAACTTTTAAAAACAGCAGATCATTTGCTCCTGCTTTTGGTCACGTATTTGTAGGTGACGGTAAACCCATATCTCAACAAATAAAAATGTTAGATTTATTTGGTCAAGTCATAAAAGGTAAAATTACATCAGCTAGAGCTTTTTTACAGTTACCCTTAAATCAAAATTTAGTAGGAAAGAAAGACCCACTACATACAGACACTGATGATCCACATACAGTTTTTATTTATTATGTATTGGACTCAGATGGAGATACTGTTATCTATAAAAATAAAAAAGAGTGGAAAAGAGTTACTCCTAAGCAAGGTACAATATTAACTTTTGATGGTTCTTTGTGGCATACGGCGGAACAACCTACTAAAGGAACTAGGTGCATTATAAATTTTAATGTTACTTAGCAAAAGTACAATAAAATGGTTTAATATTGTACTACCAAAAAAATAAAAACCCTTATATAAAGGTATATTATGCTACAAAAATTAGGAATTATTCCCGGATATAATAAACAGGTTACGGAATTAGGCGCTGAAGGGCAGTGGTTTGATGGTAACAACGTTAGATTTAGATATGGTTCACCAGAAAAATTAGGTGGCTGGGATCAATTAGGTCAAGATAAACTAACCGGAGCTGGAAGAGCTTTACATCATTGGGATAATAATGCAGGCATTAAGTACGCAGCAATAGGTACAAATAGAATGTTGTATGTATATTCTGGAGATCAGTTTTATGATATTACGCCAATAAGAGTAAGTATAGCAAACGTTAATTTTTCAAGTGCAAGCGGCACTCCAACAGTTACAGTTACATTCTCATCTTCACACGGAATGGAAGAAGATGATGTTATATTATTTGACGGTGTAAGTGGTGTTACTGCAGTAGGTTCTACTTTTAACGATGCTTCTTTTGAAGATAAAAAATTTATGGCAACTTCAGTGCCAACATCTACTACAATTACAATCACAATGCCAAGTAATGAAACAGGAACTCAATTAAGTAATTCCGGAGATGCTACAGGCAAACCTTTTTATCATGTTGGTCCCTCTCAACAATTAGGTGGGTTTGGTTGGGGAACAGCAAACTTTGGTGGAACTGCCTCTGGTATTGCAACCACAACTTTAGCAACTGCTTTGACAGATACAATTACAACTAACATTGTTGTTGCAAACTCAACAGCTTTTCCTGATTCTGGAGAAATTAGAATTGGTACAGAAGATATTAGTTATACAAACAATGACCAGGCAAC